TGCCTGTTGGACCTGTTGCTCCGGTTACTCCAGTTGCGCCTAAACCCGTTGCACCAGTGGGACCGGTGCCTGTTGGACCTGTTACTCCAGTTGCGCCTTTTAACCCAGTTGGACCGGCGGGTCCGGTAGGTCCCCAAATGGTTGAAGATTTGATAGCAGACCATGGTCCAATTGCACCACCGACATATACTGCTCGAACTCGAAAGAAGTATTGGGTAGTAGGTGATAATCCATTTACTGTATACTGTGTTGTTGGAGCAAAAATTTGATAAGGAGTACTAGGAGCCCAGTCAACTGTATTTACACTGTATTGTAACTGATAATAATTTACAGGGTTTGTTGGCGCAAATGCAGGCGACCATGAGATTGTTGCTGAAGTTGTTGACATTTTTTATATGTGGTACTGTAAGAATACTATTTATTTATAATATAACAAAATACTTTTTAAATAAATATTATATTAAAATATTAAAATATAATATTTAATCATTCATCATTGTTAACATTTTTCTCCCAAACAATTTCAGGAGGGGATGGCCAGCTCGAATAGGGAATGGCTTTTGTAGTTGATTTGTCTAAAGATAATAATTTATGCAAAGCTTGAATTCGTCGTTGCAAAGGCGTGTCAGTCCTATTTGTTTTAAATAGAATTCGAGAGATTTGTTTCAGGCGCCATTCGAATTGAAGAGCAGCAGGCCAGTCGGGAAACCCTTGAACGTAACAAATGCGATTCCAAGTACATCCTTGTGCAACTTTGACGCTTGTTGCGTGAGCTCCGCCTGCTAATTCCTTATTATGTTGTCGTAAACGATGATTCAAATCCACAGTTGCGCCGACATAGGTTGCCGAATGATCACTGGATTCAAGAATATAGACATAATATTTTTTATCAGACTCGGCAGAATTCATATTGTTTTTATTATAGAATAGATAGAATAAATAAAATAAGTTAAAAATGATGATTAATTGTATAAGATAAGAATAGATATAAGGTAAACAAATATTTAAATATACAGTTTTATATTTAAATTATTCATATGCAACAATTTTTTGCGATACTTATATTCTGCATTGTTCTTTTCTTGTACTTGCATATTTACTTTCAACTAAAAACGTCGAATGATTTAGAAGTGTATGAAATCGAGCAGCCGTCAAAAGAAAAGTTGGAAGAAATATGCGATTTGCGACAGCCGGTAATATTCGATTATCAGAACGAGTCGCTTTTAGAAACATGTAAGCTTTCTCAGATCATAGAACATTACAGCGCATTTGATGTCAAGGTAAGAAATGTAAAAGAGATGGACGATAATACAGATTTGCATATTCCGGTTACGCTGAATGCTGCACTTGCACTTTTAAGTGGTGACAAGGATGCAAAATACGTGAGTGAAAAAAATGGCGATTTTTTAGAAGAAACAGGAATTATAAAAAACTACAAGTATAATGATGCATTTTTAAGACCGCCGATGGTGTCGAATTGTTTTTATGATTTTTTAACTGCATCACAGAATACAGAAACGGTTTTACAATATAGTGTAAATTACAGAAATTTTTACTTGATAACGCACGGTTCCCTCAAAATTAAACTGATTCCACCAAAGTCGGCGCGATACTTGTATCCGGTGGAAGATTACGAGAATTTTGAGTTTCGGTCGCCGCTAAACCCATGGAACATACAGCGCCAATATAAAGCGGATTATGATAAAATAAAAACGCTGGAAATAGAGTTAACGCCGGGTAAAATCATATACATTCCTGCGTATTGGTGGTACAGCGTGAAGTTTATGGAACCGATGACGTCCGTATGTGTTTTTAAATATCGCACGTACATGAACACGGTTGCCATACTTCCAAAGTTGTGCATGAAGACGTTGCAGCGTCAGAATACCAAGAGAGAAATCGTGAAAAAAGTGCGATTTCAAAAGGGGGCTGTGGCAACAATGCAACAACATAATAAATCAAATATTGAAAATCCTGTTGGTGTTGATTCAAAAGTTGTTCCACTTGCGCCTACACCTGCAAATTCTGAGTCATTGGAATCGAATATTGTCGAAGAAAAAGCAAGTGACAATAAAAAACGTGACGCTATTACATTATCATTAACAGATGGTGAGTGATATTTCGTAGTCTATTTATTTTTCATTGAAATGGAACGTTTTTTAGACCTGGAACGTTTTTTAGACCTGGAACGTTTTTTAGACCTGGAACGTTTTTTAGACCTGGAACGTTTTGTAGAAGAGTAAACATGTTTTTTGCGTCGTCCGCCGTTGGAAATGTTTGATGTAATTGCAATATCATAGAATTCATCATGAGTAATGTAGCGATCATTTGGGTACCTCTGTATATATGTGTTGAATGCATCATCTATTTCTTGGGGTGTTGGACGTCGATGAACAGTTAATATTCCCAAGTCTATTAATACTTGTAGAACATTTGCTCTTCTAATAGCCATTCTCCCAGCCTCTGATGGAGAAAGAACATGCATTATTTTTTTATGCCTTTCTTCTTCATCGTCATCATCTTCATCGTGTCTTCTTTTTAGGTCAGGATGAAGAAAAGAGTAGGGTTTAAATTTTTTAGAAGGTGGTTCCATTTAATAGTATGTTGTTAGAGAATATTTAATATTATATTGTTAGATAATTAATAATTTAATCTAATATTTAATTATTACGATTAGATTAAATCATTCATCATGTTGCACTTTTTACCTTGGGAATCCGACAAGGTTGGCGCCGATACCGAAACCGGCACCGGAGCGAGCGGAAACGGCTAAACTGGGAACGTAAACATCCAGAATGGCGAAGGTTGCAGCAGCAGACAAGGCGATTAAACCGACTTCTTCAAGGCGGAGACGTTGTTTAGGAATGGAAAATGCAACGATGGCAACCATAATACCTTCAACCAAATACTTTATTGCGCGCTTTACAAGCTCTCCTAAATCTAGAACGTTGTTGTACATTTTATTTAATTTTTATTATAATAAAAGAATAGAAAAAAAAATAATGAAATTGTTTCAAAAATATTTTAAACTATATAAAATATAAAATAAATATTAAATATTATAAGTTTAAAATACTTAAATATGTTTTTGTAGGATAATATACAAAAAGATACATTAAAAATGCCTAAAGATAATAGACCGCGAGGAGTTGAAATGAAAAAGAATGACGATGGAAGCGATAATGTGAATTATGTGGACTTGTTGGAAGAAGATAAGGCGATTTCCGGACAGAAGTTTGCATGTTTATCATTTGTGAGTCCGGAACACATTATCAAACAGCGCGAACATTTTTTTTTTGAGGAGTTTTTAAAGCAGTGGAATTATAAAAAGTCGATGGATGTAATGCTTCACTTTATTAGTTTTATTTCTTATAAATATAATTTGACGTTTGATAAAGTGAATGAGGATTTTCAGGATTTTGTAAAAAATGAACATAGTGAGTTGATGAAGTATAATGTGAATGATGATTTCAAGACGTTTGTTGACAACAATGAAGAACGGTTGGATACCGAATTTGGAGAACAGCACGAGTTTCAAACATCGGTGAGAGGAATCAAAGTTCGTGGTGTATTTGCCTCGCAAAAGGAGGCAGAAATGCGCTGCAAGCTGCTTCGCGAAGTTGATCCGAATCATGACGTGTATGTTGGACCAGTGGGTATGTGGGTGCCGTTTCATCCAGATGCGTACAAGACCGGTCGTGTTGAATACATGGAAGAGACGCTGAATCAGTTGATGGCGGAAAAGAAGAAGAATGAAGAAAGCGCAAAGAAAGAATTTGACAAGCGTGTCAAAGAAGCAAAAGAAAAGGCGATTGAGGAAAATAAAAAGAATGCTGAAAAGTCGGGAAGCAAATTAACTCAAACATTGAATTCAAAAGGGGAGCTTGTTAGTGTTAAAAACTTGTCAGAAGATGGCGCAAGTGATGGCGGCGAGAGCAATGACGATGACGAGCATGACGATTCCGTTACATTGGACGACATTCGAAAGCAAATGTTTGAAACGGAGAATGTTGTGCTTCAAAAACACACGGATCATGGGTTATCACGTTTAACTGAAAATCAGAAACCGGAGGATGATTGGAGGGATGACTCGTTTTATAGTGAAAATTAAATGCAGTCTGTGAGTGATTCGGGGTTGGGAATGCTATATGGTTCTTGGATATGAAGACACCAGCGATGTGGATACCCGCTTTTTTTGCAGTGTTCATAGTTTGTTTCAGAACCTTGGTATGCTTCTAAAAAAGGTTCTTTTACAGGATAGTTAGAGTTGATTTTTTTTGTTGGTTTTGTTATTTTTGTTCTTTTTTTATTTTCTTCATGTTGTTGTAAAAAAGATTCCTTTATTGTGTTACCATTTTTGTAAATATAGTATAAAAGCGTTTCGAAAACAAAAAATATGACAAAAAATATACATACAAGTGATATTTTGTTCATATGGGTTATATTTTATAATATTAATAGTTAGTATTAATATTATATTTTATAAATAATATTAATTAAAAAAATACATGTAAAAATGAATTAAAATTGAAAATTGCATGAACTATATTTACATTTTTCATGATTCTTGGTCGAGTTGAGTTTTATGAAAATAAGAATAAATCCAAAAAAAATAAGAGGGTCAGGATCAGCAGAAGTGTGTGAAAATTCAGAACGGATGAATGAAAGACAACGAGAAATTCAAGAAGTATATTGTGACGAGATTCGAAATTTAAGGTGTGAAATAGAAACAATGAAAACGGCAATGGATGAAATGAGGCAACAAATGAATGAAATGCGGTTAAACTTTCAAAGCGTCCGACCTTTTGATAACAGCATTACCGCTACAGTGCCATCTTCCACCAACCATTCTCTTGAGAAACCTCTTCGTTATTTTGAAGAATGGATCAACGGATTAGAAATAACAGCACAGGATTTAGAAATATTATTTGACTCGAAAGATGCGGTTGAATGGGCTTCTAAATTTATTGTGACAGATTTGAAACAACGAAGCAGTCACCCTTACCCTCTGTGTGCAATCAAGGGTTCAAGAAATGAATTATTAATGTATGATAAAGAGTGTGCGTGGAAAAAAATGACAGACCAAGAATTTGCATCAACGGTTGTGAAGACGGTGTTTAAAAAATTGATCGCAGTGTTTACAGAGTGGAAAAATGAAAATTACAGTAAAATTCTTACAAGTGAACGTTTTTCGACACTGTATCATTCGAACTATGCAAGGATTTTAAGTTTTAATGAAAATGTATCAAAACTAAAAACAAAGTTGTTTCATGAATTATAATGTAGAAGGTTTTTGGTTCTATTAAAATCCAGGAACATCGGTAAATACTTCAATTTGTTGATGCGAGCATCCTTCAGGTTGAAATTGTAACAATAGGTAATAACCAATGACACAACTTCCATATACGACGAGAGAATCGCGCATAATGTATTTCAAAGGTCTTGGTTCTTCAGTAGAAAATCGCATTTCAAGAAATTTAACTAAGAAAAATACAACAGATATAACACATCCTATAACAAAAATGTTTTCCATTTTACAATTTCTTTTTTGAAATGATTTTTTTTATAAATTTATTTTTTATGATTTTTTATAGTTTGTCAATAAATATTAATTTGCATTTTAACGAATATTTTATTTTATTTTATCGTTTTTTTTATTATTTTATTGATTTTTAATTTTGTTATTTGCTAAAGTTAATCAAGTGTTCATTAAAAAAATATTAAATGGAAATAATGAATTAAAAAGGTAGTAGTAATAGTAAGTAATAGTAATAGTAATAGTAATAAATAATAACACAAAACAAGATCACTGCGATATGAATGCAAATCAAATGGATATTCATTCAAATATCAAAGAAAAATTAGATTATTTTATAAAACAAAAAAAAATTCCAAATATCATATTTCATGGTGTGTCAGGTTCAGGAAAAAATCATATTGTAGACGATTTTATTCATAAAATATACAATGGTGATAAAAAATGTATTCAAACCTATGTCATGCATGTAAACTGTGCACACGGAAAAGGAATACGGTTTGTTCGCGAAGATTTAAAATTTTTTTCAAAAACAAATGTGAATTTAAAAGATGGAGAGATATTTAAGACAATTGTATTATTAAATGCAGACAAGTTAACAATTGATGCTCAATCAGCAATTCGAAGGTGCATTGAGCTATTTAGTCGGTCTACAAGATTTTTTATTATTGTAGAGGATAAATACAAACTGTTAAAACCGATTTTATCGAGATTTTGTGAGATACATGTTTCAGAGCCTCTAATAAATAACTGCATTACCAATTTACACTCGTATAGTTTAAATTGTACATATGGTTCTGCATTTAAGGGTTATGAAAATAAGCGCAACGCATACTTGAAAAATAGTTTAAATAAATTTATAAAAAATAATTCGAGTAAAAATGAAGGCGATGACTATCCAGAAACAGCATTACAAGATTGTATGTTGTTTACTACAAAACTGTATGATAAAGGGTATAGTAGCATTGATTTAGTACATTATATTGATAAAAGTGCAACAACAGATGAACTGAAAAAGTACGAATATTTGATTATATTTCAGAAAATTAAGAGAGAATTTAGGAATGAAAAACTATTAATGTTGTTTATTTTATATTTTTTGGTTTTTCGTAGCGAATTGACTTTAGAAAATATATCATTTATATAAAAACGGTGAATAACAATTATTACGTGGTAAAATGGATGACTTTGTTCTCGAAAATTTACACGCGTCGCGCAATGATTTTTGTTCGCGACTCATCAACCTTTTAACACCGCACATTCATTCTGGATTAAAATCGATATTTGACGAAGCGTGGCGGTTGTGCATAGAAAATAATGAAGCAACAAAGTATTTAATGACGTTTCAGAATTTTTTATTGCGTGTTCCGAAATGGAATGTTTCGATGATTGAAAAAGAAACGCAGCGCATATCTGAACAAAGTGGATGCAGTCACATTGAGGAGTTAATTACGTGTGTTCACATTACTCATCTCAAAACGCTTACGTGTGTGCGCGCTGGAAGCAAGCAGAAAAAAATAGACATTGCCATTCCTAAACTGTCTGAATTTATTCACAAGGTCTACATTAACGTTGCACGAAAGATTTATTCGAATGTGTATTTATTTGAAAAAACGAAACAACATTTGCAAATTCAAAAAAATAATTTTCAATTAGAAGAATTAATCAAAGAATGTATTTTAAACACGATTCGAGAGAGTATTCCCATTGAGCATTTATTGAAAGTGTATATTGAAGACCAATTTATTGAAGAAGATACAGAAGTGGTTGAGAGTGAAGAAGTTATTGCACAAGATCCGGTGGTTGAAGAGGAGGAGGAGGAAGAGCAACTAGAACAAAATCATGCGACTGAAACCGGGGGACACGGCGACAGTGCAGATAAAAAACAAACCATAACATTTGACGACATTGACCGGGTGAGAACTATGAATGATTCTGATGAAATCATTTCTTCGACGGACGAGCTTGTAAATGCACCTAAAACGCTGGAACGTTTAGAAGAAATAAGTATGAAAAATTTTGCAAAGCGTAAAGAAGAAGAGCAAGATGATGATGACGAAGACGAAAACGACGCCCTTCATATAGGGGAACCGGTTTCTTTAGGTGATTTAGACATTGACATGTTTTCAGAAGAGTTATAACCGTTACTTGTTCTTATTTGTAATAATGGCTTGTATGGCTTGTTGATTTTTTGCATTGTCTTGTGTATTTTTTGTTACCGTTGGTAAAAGTCCTAAAATGGTTGCCTGCATCGAGTCAATTGTTTTACCGAGTTGATCAATTTTTGAAGTGTATCTTCCAACCGTGATCCCAAGGTCGTCATTGTTGCTGTTCCCGTTTGTCACATCTGTATTTGTGGTTAGTCCTTCTATAATCGATGATGGCGATTGAAATGAATAAGAATATAGTTCAAGTAAAATAATGAAAATAAACAGAGTGATGAATAAAAACGTCACTATTTTTGAAAACATGGGGGTATAATAATTATAAATATTTTATTTGTTATAATTATTTTGTTTTATTTTTTCAACTGAATGCATATGTTAAATTTCGTCGATAATTAGTTGGAATTATGAATTCTCTACACACAGGTTTTCCTAACAAGAATGTTAAGAAATTAAATCGTTTTCCATATTCATATTTTTTTTCTCCATAATAAAGTACAAACCCGATGATTCCAATTGAAATGAGGACATAATTTAATGTCTTGTTAATTTTATTATATCTGTCTTTACTGGCTGCGTTGTTTGTATGTGACAACTCGTTGAGAATAATAAATTTAATGCAAAGTATAACAAAAAATAACAAAAAGAAATTTTTATCCATTCTTGTCAACATGATAAATAAAAAATATAAAAGCACAGTTTTTTTTAAGAGCGTTGTGCTTATTTTTTCAGTTTTTTCTGAAGTTAAAACAATTGCAAAAAATAAAATAAAGAATGCAAGGAAGTGCTTGTAGTAAATGTTTTCAGTGAAAAGTTTTTGAACTTGACACGGAAAAAGTTGTGCGACAAAGTTTCCTCCAAGTGTAACATAAAAAATAAAAAGGGGATTAATATCCAAATCAGAATTGATTACACCGGTCATTGAATCAATGATAGCGTCCATTTCAGGTATACACAATGCAATGAAAAAAAATGTATTGGATGAATTTAGTTAGTTATATAATGAATTATAATTATACTAAACACAGAAAATAAAAAAAAGATATGGCATTTATTTATTGTGTTGGTATAAATTCCCAGTCTAAGTCCGCACAAATTTTTTTCCATATTTCATCTTGTTCAATTTGTTTCTCTCTGTCTTTCAAAAGTGGAAAGTACGGTAAAAACTGTGTTTGTCCGAGCAACTCGCATAATTTATAAATCGTATAATAATAATTCAAAAAATTAACACGATCGTCTGGACAATACTTTGCATATGGTCCTTGAATTTCCATAAATAAATTACAAAGTTGCTCTTCAAGTTGTTGTGTCATCGTGGGTGGTTTAATTCCGAGTTTGTCTTTAATATATGGGATGTGTTCGTAAAATTTATTGTATCCCAATTTTTTTAAAATATCTTTGGCTTTCGTATTTGTAAATTTTGATAAACTAATTCTTTCTTTTTTAATTTGCAGTTTTATATTTTCAATTACGTGAGGCGGTATTTGTGTAGTTTCTTTTGCTTGAAATTGCGCAATAATTTCTTTGAAGTGGTTTATTCTCTTATACGCATAAAAACACGCCTCTTTTGGCGGTTCTTTGTATGACGGCTTTTCACTTTCAAATAAATACATGACGTGTCTTGAACAATGATTGCAAACAAGAATGCCTTCATGCTCTACCGGTATTAATTCTCCAATATTGCAATATTTACATACATCAGTCTGAAATGTAAAATCGTTTACATTTATAAAAGACTCGTCAATATTTGAGAGAAATTTTTTAACGTTATTGTTATTTAAATGCGTAAGTTCATTTACACGATTTTCTTCCGCGTCCAGCTTAAAAAATGAATTTAATATCTTCGTTTTTGTGTGTCCATTTGATATTTCTTTTTTATTTTCAAAATAATCAAAAATATATTTTGAGTTGCTCAAATAATATTGTTTAATATTGGTTTTGTGGGTTTTCAGAGTCAATTTGATGTCACGTATTCGATCTTTTATTTCGAGTTGTTTTTCAATCGGAATATTGCATTCCACATCCACATTGTTGCTGTGATCGTTACTATTACAGTTCATGTTACTATTATTTAAAATGCTTGTTAGTTCTTTTTTTTCTTTTAAAAGATTTGGTATAATTATATTCTTAACATTTGAAAAATGAAGCTGCATTTCTTTATGACGGTTGTCTAAGGTAGTTATGCTTTTATCATCTACTATAATTTTCTTATTGGTTTTATATTTAAATGTTGGCATTTAAATCATAAAAAAATAATTCTCCAACGTTATATTTATATATATTTAAAATACTTTATATTCTAACATTTCAAATCATTATAAATTTTAATTAATTTCATAATTTTAATTCGTGTAGATAATTTTTTTTATAACAAATATATGTGAATAATTTTTTTTCATTCGAATAAATTGAGAATATTTAGGAAATTTTGATGGACATGAATTATTTTTAAACAAAAAATAAATAAAAAATATAAATTACGTGTAATTTTTCGATTTTTTTTTCTTTAGCAATATTATAACAACTATTATAAAATGGCAGGAGGTTTAATGCAACTTGTAGCTTACGGTGCCCAGGATGTTTATCTTACGGGTAACCCACAGATCACTTTCTGGAAAGTCTCATACAAACGTCACACCAACTTTGCAATGGAGTCCATTGAACAAACTTTTAATGGACAGGCCGATTTTGGTCGCCGTGTAACTTGCACTATTAGCCGTAACGGTGATCTTGCATACCGCACTTACCTTCAGGTTACTCTCCCTGAAATCAACCAGAATATGAAGAACAATGCCCCCGGATCTGCAGTGTATGCCCGTTGGCTCGATTTTCCCGGTGAACAGCTGATTTCTCAGGTTGAAGTCGAAATCGGTGGTCAGCGCATTGATCGCCAGTACGGTGACTGGATGCACATCTGGAACAACCTCACTTTGCCCGTTGACCAGACTCGTGGTTATTACGGTATGGTCGGAAACACCACCGAACTCACCTTTATCACCGATCCTTCTTTCAATGACGTTGATGGCCCTTGTCAGAGCAACGCTCCTCGTCAGGTTTGCGCTCCTCGCAATGCCCTCCCTGAAACCACTCTTTATGTTCCCTTCCAGTTCTGGTACTGCCGCAACCCTGGTCTTGCTCTGCCCTTGATCGCTCTTCAGTACCACGAAGTCAAGATCAACCTTGATATCCGCCCCATTGACGAATGCTTGTGGGCCGTTGGTTCTTTGAACAGCGCAAACTGCTCAACTCTCGGTGGCCGCGGTACCGCCGCATACAACCAGTCCCTCGTTGCCGCCTCCCTCTACGTCGACTACATCTTCTTGGATACCGATGAGCGCAGACGCATGGCCCAGAACCCCCACGAGTACTTGATTGAACAGCTCCAGTTCACCGGCGATGAATCCGTTGGTTCTTCTTCCAACAAGATCAAACTCAACTTTAATCACCCCGTGAAAGAACTCATCTGGATCGTCCAGCCAGATCAGAACGTTGACTACTGTTCTTCCCTCGACTGCGACCAGCTCTTGTACCGCTTGCTCGGTGCTCAGCCCTTCAACTATACCGACGCCGTCGATGCCCTTCCCAACGCCATCCACGCATTCGGAGGCCCCGAAGCTGTTGACCAGTACATTGATGCCTCTGGTCTCTTTTATGACGCCGGTGCCGCCGACTCTGAACCCGCTTCAAGTGACCAGTGGTGGAATGCAGCTCCTCACAGCGTTGCTTACAACCAGCCGAACTTTGGTGGACCCAACCCCTATGATGCAGGACATCAGTACATGAACTCCAGTGTTTCTGATGCCGGCACCTTCGTTCTCGCTGAAACCTCCCTCCCCATGCACTGCTGGGGTCAGAACCCCGTCGTCACCGCCAAGCTCCAGCTCAACGGCCAGGACCGCTTCTCTGAGCGTGAAGGAACCTACTTTGACCTCGTTCAGCCCTACCAGCACCACACCCGCACTCCCGACACCGGTATCAACGTCTACTCATTTGCGTTGAGGCCCGAAGAGCATCAGCCAAGCGGGAGTTGCAACTTCTCCCGCATTGACAACGCAACTCTTCAGCTCGTGTTGTCTAATGCTACTGTTGAAGGCACCAAGACCGCCAAAGTTCGTGTCTATGCTACCAACTACAACGTTCTCCGTATCATGAGTGGTATGGGTGGCCTTGAAGCTACATGCTTAGTATTGATGATGATCATACTAGCTGTGAACAAGGGCCGAAAAGCAGTATGCCATAGTGAAATGAGCTCTTACTATGGAAAACCATTTGTGTCCTCACAATCATCATGTTTTTTGATGATATGACCAACTGCTAGTGATTCCAACGCGATGGCGTCGGAATTGCAACACATCTTGTTGTTCGGGAAACCCCTGATAGCTTTTTC